CGTCAAACTCCAGTTGCCCCGTTTCCCGAAGGTCGGACATTATCGGCCGATGGTCGCTCCTTCCTTCCGTCGCACGGGATAGGGAGGAAACCACGACCCCAAACACCTTCTGCCTCTTGCAAATGGCTTTGAGGGTCTTGGATATGTTTGTCATCTGTTCAATTTTCGGCTTGGCCTTGTCAATTTTTGTTGGCTCTACGAGTTGGAGGTAGTCCAAGTAAAATCCGCAAATCCCGTACTTGGTTTTCAGTTTGGCAATTTCGCCTTCGATGCGGTCCAAGTTGGCTTGGTGCAGGTCCACGATGTAGAGCGGCTTGGATTTTAGCAGGTCCGCTTTTTGTCCGAGGTCCATGAAGTCCTTGGTGCTGATTCGCTCGGTCGGGTTAAGGAATGCCGCCCCGTCCATGGTGGCGAGGTTGGATAGCATCCGCTGGGTCAGTTGCTCCGCTGACATTTCCAGCGTGAAGAACACGACGGGAATATCGGCCATCGCTTGATTCATAGCGATTTGCAGGGCCAAGAGGGTCTTGCCCATTGCAGGACGACCGCCCAAGAGGATGAACTCGGTGGGCTTGAACCCAGTCAGCATTCGGTCCATCGGGCTGATGTAGGTTGGGAAGATTGAATCCTTGCGTCTGCCTTCACGGACCTCGTTCATGTTTAGCAGGAACGCCTTGGCGAGTTCGTGGGCCGTGGTTTCGGAGGCGTTGGTTTCAATCGCCTGCATGGATTGGTATCGGGCGAAGGCTTTGGGGATGTCCCTATCGTGAGCGAGTTCGTCCATGATGCGTTGCTCTTCCCGCTGCTTCCAAGCCTCGTTGAGGTCGGAGGCATAAACCTTCCAGTCGGAAGTCAGGGTGTTGCCGTCCAGTATGTCCACAAAGTCAGCTATGACATGGGCTTGACCGTTGTCGATGAGGTGCTTGTGAACGGCCACGAGGTCAACGGGTCGCTCGGCTCGGTGCAGGGCTTCAATGGCTCTGTAAACAAGGACATGGTTTCCTGTAAACAAGCGTTCGGGGATTTGCAGAAGGAGGACCGCTCGGTTGATAAATTGGTCCATGAGGCAGGAGAGCAGCCTGCGTTCAGCGGTAAGATGGTAGGGGTTCGTCATCGGTTTGGTTTAGTTGGCTAAAGGTAGAGGTCCGAGGAATGACTTGGTCCTCCCATCGGGCTTGGTTGATGTATGTGGCCGCATGGGGTACGAATTGGATGGGGGTTTGGGAATAGAGCCGTCCGATGTTGCTGATGGCCTTCTGCTGGTCCTCGTCTTTGAGTTTGGCGAAGGCTTTGGATGCGGACTGCTTGGAGGTCTTACGGGGGTACAAGGCCCAAAATTGGTCAAACAAAATACTGCTATCCCTCTTGGGCTTTCCCATTACCCCTTCATCCTTTGCATTATCATTCTCCTTTTCATTATCATTCCCATTATCATTCCCATTATCATTACTCATTAGGTTAGGGGGTGGTTCGGGGGTGGTTAGGGTTTGGTTAGCCTTTGGTTTCCCACCCTTGCAACCGTTCTCGTATTTGCGCTGATTTGCATCCAGTTGCGGTTTTATGGATTCCCACACGGCCCGAACATATCTGCTCATTTCGGGTTCGTGTTGGTCAAGCCCGTACTGCACGATGGCTTGGAATAGTTCCAACTGCTCAACTGGGTCAAGGTGTTGGATGCTCTTGAGGAACGAGCGGTAGAAGATGAATGAATCTCTCATAGGAGGTAAAAAAAAACCCCGACCGTGCTGGCGGCCGAGGTAGGGGTTAATAACCCTTTATCTTCACTTCCAAAAGGCCAGCATTCTTTTGGAGGCGGTTCTACTCTTAAATGTAAATCGGGTACAAATTTACACTAAAACGGCATATCGTCAGCCTGTGGTTCAAAAGCGTTGGCTGGACGGGATTCATTCATCGGCTCGACTTTACCTGACAAGAACCGCTTTCCGCTCTTGCCTTCCTTGACCCATGCGGATAGCCGCATCTTGGTTCCGTCGGGCAGGACGATGTCGCCCCTGTAATCGGGACGCTTCGGGTTGTCACCTTTGTCGTTGGCGAACAGGGTGAAGGTGTTGGGTTGGGGGGTGTAATCGCTCATGGGTTTTGGGTTTGGATTTGGTTGGGTTGAATTGAATAAGTGAGGTTTTCTTTGATGAGCCAATTAGAGGCCCGTAAATCGCTTAAAATGCGGTAGGTGGTACGAAGGTTCAGCCCAAGCACTTCGGCGAGTTCTGCGGCCCTGTATGGCCGTTGTGCGAGGTACGACACGGCATAGATGGTAGCGACTCTTCGTTGGATTTCTTTTCCTTTGGCTTTGGGCATGGTTAGGGTATTAGTTGGTATTTACGTCCGTTGTGTTCAATGATTTGAGGGGGGCGGTTGTCTTTAATAATTCCATCTGAATCTTCATAGTAGATTATATTGGCTTGTGAATCTCGTATAAACTTGGCCCAAAATCCGTTTGGCAATTCAGTGTATATTGGTACTACATTCTTATCTCGAATGTAAAGGCTGCCATTCGCCTCAAAATCCCACTTTAGCCATTGGCCGATTGTTTGTCCGTCTTTCATCTTAACTGGCTTTAAAAGTTACAGCGATGCTTGGTTTTGTCCCTTTGGCGGGACATACAGGTACCGCTTCGCCAGTCGCTTCGTCGTACACCGTTGCCTTGCCAGCGTTGCGGAAGGCCATCTTGAGTAGTTCTTCACGGGCTTTCATGCTTGCCTGCAAGTCGCTCCACACCTGGTCGTGCGTGTAGTCGGGAGTTAGCGCACCCTCCTTGATTTGGATCTCTGCACCAAAGGCGGAGAATGTCTTGCCATGTTTTTCTGCTTCGTCACGGACAATCTGCTCGGTTTCTTTGAGGACTTGCTCCAGGGCTTTGACGACTGCCTTCAAGCGCACATGGGCGGCGATGGGGTTGACCTCGCCTTCCTCGATGCGGAGGATGAGGTTGGCGGCGATGTCGGCGATGTCCTGCTTGGAGATGTCCGACTTGGGAATAGTGACTAAGTGGTTCATGGCATTGTGGTTGTGAGTTGAGATTCAAAGAGAAGGTAGAAGGTGTTGATTTTGCCGTTCCAAATTTCGTGGGGCAGGTATGCTGCAAAGCGGAGAATTTCTTCGCCATCCATCTGCCACCAATATTTGTGTTTTTGCAAAAGGGCAAGAAGGTTTTCACCGATTGTTGGTTGTTCGCTTTTGATGTGAAGGATGGCCTTGAACACATCGGCGTTGCATTTTTCAAGTAGGGTCATGGCTTATTTTTTAGATAGTTGGTTTTGGATGAATGCGATGCCCTTTTCAAATCGGGCGGGGGTCATTTGGTCCAGGTCCTTCATGTAGCGCTCCTGCTGGTCGGCGGGTAACTTCTGCACCAGTTTCAAGAAGTCGGCTTTGAGGGTCGCAACGGTTAAGTCGTCGTAGGATGGAACCAATCCGAGTTTGTCCGTAAGGTCGGACAACTGCTCCTGCTTGGCGATAGCCATGGACACCTCGTTGGCTGATGCGATGCTCGTTTCAATGCCGATACCAAGAGCGGCCAAAGCACGACCAAAGGCAGAGGTTTCGCAGTTCTCTACATAGGATGTTTTGTTTATCATGGAACTGGTACGGTCCTCATGGGCGTGGCCCGTTGCCCTGATGCGGCCATCGGCATCACGGATGATGGCTTTGATGCAGCAGCGGTCGGGTTGCAGGTCAACGAGGTCGGATTCAATGGACCAACCAGCGAAGGTTGGCTCGTTTCGGAAGTACAGGAGGCGTTGGTTTACCTCCACATAGTCCTTCCCTTTGATGTTGGTGGTTTTAAACTTGTGCATGGTTTAGGGGTTTAGTTGGAAAGTGGCAAAGTAGTAGGTGTTAATGGCGTTGCCGTGTTGGTCTAACTCAATCAACTCCGAGTATTCTTTAAAACTTTGGGCAATATAGTTGCAGACAGTTTGATGCTTGCAATTAGTCATAGCTTCTTGCAAGGTGTCGCAGGGTGCAAAGCGTTCGCTTGACTTAGAGTACTGCGACCAGTTGATGACTTCAAATTTGTTCATGGTTTTGGGGTTTAGTGGGTGATAATTGCAAGGATGAATCTGCCGAAGAATGCGATGCCGAGGCAAGCGGTTAGTACGATGTAGCCCGTAGCAAGGGCGGCTTTGAGTTTGGCTTTGGTTTCGTGGTTCATGATTTGGGGTTTAGAGTACTTTATCAATTTTGACACCGCCGTTTTCGTCGCTCTTCATGTACCAATGGCCAGTCAGTTCAAGGCGTTGGTCGTATTCACGAACCATTACCTCGTAGCATTTGACGGCCATTTTAACGGCATACCTAATAGCTGCGTTTGCAGTTAATCTTTTGCCAAGGAGGATTTCATCTCCCGAAGAAACTTCCCCCGTCACGGGGTCTTGCTCCTTTGTTAATTCAAAAATTTCGTAATATCTCATGGTTTATTGGGTTTAGTGTCCGACAAAGTTACAACGGCTTTTCCTATTTGCGACCATTGTAGTCATTTTTTTGTGAAACTTTTTTTTAGGCCCTACACCCGATGCGGTATAAATTCCCATTTTTCGCCATATTTAGAACCTAAAGGGTATAAATTTGCATCATGACCTACCACTCCACAAGACCTGCAAAAGCCCTCACGAATGCCTTGGAGCGGCTGATGATAGCCATATCGCCCGCTGACCTTGAGCAGAACCACGCCCTCCTGTGCGAATACCGCCGTGCCTGCGAGTTGCTGGGCTACGACCCCGCCAAAGCCCAATGGGCGGGGATTCACGAAGTGTCAGCCTCCCAGTTACCCAAGGACGAAGACCACACCGTCTGCTACTATCCGCTTTTAAACCCCGAAGAATAATGCGCCAAATAACCCACCTCGTCGTGCATTGCACGGCCACGCCGAAGAACACCACCATCGCATCCATCCGCAGACATTGGAAGGAGGGGTTGGGCTGGAAGTCGGTGGGCTATCACAAAATCATTGAGGCCAATGGGAACATCATCACCCTTGCGACCGACGACAAAGTGACCAACGGGGTTGCAGGACACAATGCTACTTCGCTCCATGTGT